TAAGTCTCTTCGTGCTTGGAATTGCTAGCCGAAACTGTCTAAATAGTCAAAGTTGGATTAAACAATGAGTACTTTAAGCGTACATGATATTCAAGGAATATCTACATATGGAAATCAGATAAGAATTCCCTCAGGCAGCAACTTAAATGTTGTGGGGGATCATACTGTCGGTGGAAAGTTAGATTTAACTGGTCAATATGATGGTCCTACATGGACAACTGCAACCAGACCATCTAATCCTGTTGTTGGAACAATGGGATATAATACTGAAACATACTTAGAAGTGTGGGATGGTACAGCATGGGTATCTGTAACTCAAAAGGCATATCCTGATGGTGTTACTAATGGATTAGTTCTTTGGTTAGATGCAAATAAAAACAATGGAGTGTCAGGTAATACTTGGGTAGATCATGCTGGCACAATAGGAGACGTTAATATAAACAATAGAAATAATGATTGGCAATTTGTTACTGAAAGTTCTAGTGGTTTGACTTGTGTATATAACGGAAACAACAGAACAAGTAGTGCTGGAATGAACATCCCAATGAATAATGGTTGGGTTAAAAAGACTGCAACTATAGATATGTGGATAAGACCTGCAGTAGATTATACTGGTGGTCATGGTTGGTTTAATAATTCTGATGGTAGAAGTTATACTAACAATACCAACTGGGTTTGGTGGGGTTCATGGAACACATCTAACAACCATTACTTAAGATTTGGTAACTCTTCCACTTGTTGTAATGACTTATCTTCAAGTGGTTTCAGATCTAATGGATATTATGTATTGAATACATGGTTCCATTTTGTTGCTGCATGGGATATGTTCAATACAAGGGCAAGAATATATAAGAATGGTCAGCAGATTTATGAAAGAACAAACTTCCCCTCTAACATTACAACCAGCAACCCAACCAATACTGGACAATTGTTTAATGGTCATAGTAGAAATGACAACATGCAATTTAAGGGTTGGTGTTCTCAGTATAGAATCTATAACAGAGAACTATCTGGAGCAGAAGTCCAGAGTAATTACAATGAGTACAAAACTTTCCACGGGTTATAATTATGTCTGACATGGCACCAGAGGTTTCACCTCTAGAAGGAATAGAACGACAACAGGACAAGACGACTAATATAAAAGTCATCTTGGAAAATCGTTTGCCTGAGTGGAGAGAACTTAGGAATAAAAAACTAGAAGAAGCTGATATAAAATTTGGCAAATTACTAGAAGCTTACCTTAACACGTTACCTGATAACGAAGTTACTACACCATTAAAAGCAGCAATCGCTGAAAAAAATGATCTTAGAGACATCACGCAATGGCAGAATATAGATGAAATTGAAGATGAGAACGACATGATGGACTATATACCTCCAATACTACGTGATTAATAATGAGTAGAATAGCAGAATTACAATCCGAACTCCGTGTTCTAGAAGCATTTCGAGATAGTGGGCGTGCCCAAATCTTGAGATCTATGCTAGAATATGAACTAAAAAGGGAGGAGTTCAGTCATGAGCGAAGTACCAGAGGATCGTTTAGATCTTGATTGGATTGATTACGAAGGAGTAATCGGTTACGATCAAATTGAAAAACAATTTACACTTCAGTTAAATCATCATCTGTATTGGTTTGCTACCAAACAGGAAGCTGAAGAATTTTTTATAGCACATGCCGACTAACAACACAGATTTTTACTTAGGGAATCCCAACCTTAAAAAAGTCGGGACAGATATAAATTTTACCCAAGAGCAAATACAGGAATACCTCAAGTGTAAAGAGGATCCTGTATATTTTGCTATGAATTATATCAAGATTATATCTCTTGATGAAGGTATCGTGCCATTTAAAATGTGGGACTTTCAACAGGAGTTGATCGAGAAGTTCCATAAGCACAGATTTAATATCGCAAAGTTACCTCGACAGACTGGTAAGTCCACCACGTGTGTGTCTTATCTACTTCACTATGTCTTGTTCAATGACAATGTGAACGTTGGTATTCTTGCAAACAAATTATCCACAGCTAGGGATTTGCTTGGAAGATTACAACTTGCTTATGAACAGCTGCCCATGTGGATGCAGCAAGGTATCATAACATATAACAAAGGATCAATGGAGTTAGAAAATGGATCTAAAATCTTGGCAGCTTCTACCTCTGCTAGTGCAGTCCGAGGTATGTCTTTCAACATTATTTTTCTGGATGAGTTTGCCTTTATACCCAATCATATTGCTGAGGCATTCTTTAGCTCAGTATATCCTACTATCACTTCTGGTACCAAGACAAAAGTAATAATCATATCTACTCCTAATGGTATGAATCATTTCTATAAGTTATGGGTAGATGCACAGAAAGGTAGAAATGGATATGCTTGGAATGAAGTTCACTGGTCTAAAGTACCAGGCAGAGATGCGAAGTGGAAAGAGACAACTATAGCAAATACATCTGAACGACAGTTCACGCAGGAGTTTGAGTGTGAGTTCCTAGGATCTGTTGACACATTAATAACAGCAAGCAAACTTAGAGTACTAACTTACGATGACGCCATTACGACCAACGGATCTCTCGACGTATATGAAAATCCTATACCTAATCATGATTATATTATATGTGTGGACGTATCTCGTGGTCTCGCACAGGATTACTCTGCCTTTGTGGTAATTGATATTACACATGCACCATGGAGACTAGTAGCAAAATATAGGGATAAAGATGTAAGACCTATGCTATTCCCAAATATTATCTACAATGTAGCAAACAACTACAACAAAGCATATGTTTTAACTGAGGTAAATGATATAGGAGAGGCAGTGTCTGCTAGTTTATTCTATGATTTAGAATACGAAAATGTATTGATGTGTGCTATGCGTGGTAGAGCAGGACAAATAGTTGGACAGGGATTCTCAGGAACTAAAGTCACAGATGGGTGTCAAGATGAGTAAGACTGTCAAAGCACAAGGATGCTCTAACCTCAAGACATTAATAGAAGATGATAAACTCATTGTTAAGGATTACAACATAGTCGCTGAGTTAACTACCTTCATTCAGAACAAACAATCCTTTGAAGCTGACGAAGGATACAATGATGATCTGGTTATGTGTCTGGTTATATTTGCATGGTTGGTACAGCAAGATTACTTCAAAGAGATGACGGATCAGGATATTCGTCGTAGAATATATGAAGAACAGAAGAATCAAATAGAACAGGACATGGCTCCGTTCGGTTTCATTGATGATGGACTAGAGGATGAAGCGATCGTAGATCACGAAGGAAATGTCTGGACTATTGATATGAATAGTAAAGAATATACTTTAGATGAGTATGGAGATAGAAACTTTATGTGGGAGTATCGCTGAAGAAGTACCTTTTAATAAATAATTTTAGACAAAAATTGATTTATCATCAGGAGTACACGCATGGCTAGCACGCTCTTATCGCCAGGAGTTGAGATACAAGAAAGAGATCTTACTGTTGGTTCGATTGAGACCGTTGAGGTAAACGTTGGGGGAATAGCAGGATCATTTGAAAAAGGACCTGTTCTTAAACCAGTTCGTATCGCAAACGAGTCACAACTAATTGAAGTCTTTGGAGAACCCTCTGAAGCAAACGCAGAGACATGGTGGACTGCTGCAAGTTACCTATCTTATGGTGGAGTTCTTGACGTAGTTAGATGTGCAACATCTGGACAGTTAAGTGCATCAGACGATAGTGCAACTTCTCCTTATCTTCTTTCTATTACCACTAAGGATGCCTACGAAGCATCATATCTATCCGCAACTGCTAACCCATTCCACTGGGCAGCGAGAGATGTTGGTGCTGATGGAAATGCATTAAGAGTATCAGTAATTGATAAAGGTGCTGACATAACACACCTTTCAAACACTTTTAATTACTCCCAATTCTTAGCAACAATCTCTGCTAAATCTACAACTCTCTGACTATAACCCCACTCATTGTCATACCATGCAAGGACCTTTACAAGATTATCTCCGATACACATAGTAAGGTCGCTATCTACGATTGAAGATTCATTGGTACCTGCATAATCGCTTGAAACTAATGGTTCATCTCCATACTTAATAATCCCTTTCATTGAGCCTAAAGATGCTTCCTTAAGAGCATTATTGACTTCTTCGGTTGTGACAGATTTAGAAGATTCAAAAACGAAATCTACTGCTGAAACGTTAGGAGTTGGAACTCTCATTGCAATTCCTGTTAATTTGCCTTTCATTTCTGGATATACCAGTGCTACTGCTTTAGCAGCGCCTGTAGATGTAGGAACGATGTTGGTAGCAGCGGCTCTAGCCCTTCTTAAATCTCTATGACTATTATCAAGAATTCTTTGATCGCCTGTGTAACTATGTATTGTAGTCATCAAACCTTTATTAATGCCAAAAGTTTGATCTAAGACTTTAACTACAGGAGCTAAGCAATTTGTAGTGCAACTAGCATTACTCAAAATGTCATAATCTTTATGATTATATTTATCAGCATTAACTCCAACTACATAAGTACCAACTCCAGCACCCTTACCAGGCGCGGTTAGGATAACCTTTTTTGCTCCTACTTCCAAGTGCTTACTTGCTCCTACATCTGTATTAAAAACTCCAGTTGATTCAATAACTAAATCTACACCCCAATCTTTCCAGGGGAGATTCATTGGATTTCTATCAGAGAAACATTTAATTGTTTTGTTATTAATAACAAAAGTATCATCAGTATATTTAATATCAACGCCATCAAGTTGACCAAGGACTGAATCGTATTTTAATAGATGTGCGTTGGTTTTTGGGTCTGAAGTTACGTTAATACCGACTACTTCAATATTGGTGTAAGCACCTCTACTAAGCCAACAACGCATAAAGTTTCGACCGATTCTGCCAAACCCGTTAATTGCAACACGCAAAGTCATA